AGCGCGCGGCGGAAGAGGGCAACCACCTCCGCCGCGCTGACCGTTTTTGATGCCATCGTCAATCACCACCAGGGTCAATTTCCGCTTTGCCGAGCTGTTTATACACCTGATTCACGCCCGTCGAGGCGAGCCCCGACACGATGCCGACCGCGAGCGCATTCAGCACGTCCTTCGCCGGGAAATCCGGGATGACGTACATGCCCACGATGCCCAGCACGCCGCCGACTGCGCCCACAATGACGGGAATCAGTTCGTCCTTGATGGCGCTGATGGTCTTGCAGAGCAGTCCGATCAGGTAGGTGATGACGACAATCGCCAGCACCGTGCCCATGGTAGAGATGTCCATGATACCACTCCTTTTTGGATGTATTAAAAAACAGCCTGCACGGGTGTGCGGCTGCTTTTCGCGAATTAAGTTGATTGCAAGTTGCAATTTCTCTTTGCAACTTGCAATTTTTAGTTTCAAACAAGGTTCAAAGATGGTTCAAAGCCGGTTACTGGATATGCCCACCATTGCGTTCCAGCATGATGTCGCTGAAAAACTCCCGATTCACGGTGATGTTCGGCAGCTCATTCGCCTTCATAGTAATGACCACCTGCAAGTTCGTCGGGCAGGCATAATCCCCGTAGATGCTTTCTGCCTTCTCGGTGATGGTCTGCCCGCAGTCCCTGATTTGCTGGATTCGTTCTTCTCTGGTCATGGTCACGTTTACGCACTCCTTTCAACGTATCAAAAAAGCACCTTGCGGGGGGGCAGGGTGCTTTGCAAACTTTACAGCGGAATGATCTCGTTAGACAGTCCCCCAGACTTCGTTCAGCAAGTTACCGTTCTTGTCACATTCTCTGATGACACACCGGGTTGCTTCTTCTTCATCAGCCGGGTTCCCGTCGTCGTCAAAATAATAAATCTCGGAATATGCGCCACCGCTTGGCGTTTCCTCGTCATTGCGTTTGTAGGTTGCCAATGAAAAACCTCCTCATTTCAAAATAGTATCCAGAAGTCTTGTGCGATTAGGAAACAGTTTCGCGAACTTGTCATGCTCCAATGTGTAGTAGGCGACGCTGTCGGCAAAATCTTCAAGAGGACTGTTTTCACCGTAAGCTCGCCATGACTTCATGCCGGATGCTTTTAGGTCATCTGCCATGGCATTTTGCCAATCCAATTGTGTACTATATCGATTCGCACGATTTGTTCCGGGCAATGTGTAATCAATATAGTGACCACCTTCATGGCAATAGGTTGCCGCCAAATAATCAAGGTCATGATAATTTGACCTGAAAAACGTGATAGTGTCTCCGCCAACAGCGTAAGAATGTGTAAAGTTCTTATAGCGTTTCCGCCATATCGCATCTTGCGGGTTGTAGTAATCTACGACTTCCACAACTTTCTGTATTTTTCGTCTGAGGTTATCTGGAACGCGATTCCATGTTGAAATTGCGATATCAGGAGAAAGCGTCTGTTTTTTCTTGTCATAGGACTTGGGAAAGACGAATCGCGTCCCATCTTGCAAAGTGTAGACGGTAGCTTTGGAGTTTTTCTTCACGCCATTTGTCGTGCCATCCGAAAACCCATAGTCCTGTTCCGATATAGCGCAATCAGCGCCCCCCGACTTTTAGCACTTTGCTGCCGGAATTGACAGCATCAACGTAAATCTGGCTGATTTGCGCCGTTGGGGCGGCACTGCTCCTAACCCCAATTATACCACTTTCCCCTTGCTTTTTCAAGGTGTCCGCCGCATTCAGGTACTTTTCTTCAAACTCCTTGAAGTTCTCCGTCTTGTCCAGTCCAAAGAACTTTGCCCTGTCCTTCATCGTCTGCAATTCGGTTTCATCCAGCCCCCACCGCGCCCGCGTCAGCGCGACGCACCGGCAGTTGCAGTCCTCTTCGGGGCGCCCGAATGCGCCGGGGTACTCCGCTTTCTTGCCGTCTATCTCGAACGGCTCGCCGACTTCGCGAATCTGCCCGTCAAGGATGCGGTGATCCGTGCGCGTGTTGCCGTCCAGCACTGCATCCCACTGCTTGACGACTTGGCAGCCTTGACCCTTGGCGGCGTTGCGCGCGTCATCGGCGGATTGCTGCTGAATGCGGTGTCCTTCGGTGCGGACGATGGTCTTCGCGCGTTTGAGCGGAATGCCGGACGAAATCTGCACCTGACGTGCAATCATGTTATAGTCGCTGCCGATGGAGATGCCGATGGAAATCTCCCGGCGAATCGTCTTTTTCAGCTTCTGCATATCCACGCCAAGTTCACCATATAGCCGCCCGCTGAGCTTGCTGTCCGTGCGGACGGCGCGGGTGACGGCGCGCTGGTCAATGGGGGCGAGAATCGGCATTCCCTGCTTGTGCAGGCTGTACATTGTGCCGACGTAGCCGTGCTGATAGCTGCGCGTCAGGTATTCTTCGATGGTCTGATTGCTTTTCTTGTGCAGTTCGTCCAGCGCGGCGTTGATTTGGGCTTTCATCGCCTCCTGATAGCGCTTTTGGTAGATTTTCGATTGCGTCATTTCGTCGCTTTCGAGGATGCGAATGTGGTTGTCGATGCGCCGGAGCGCCCGCTGGTACGCCTTTTCCAGTGCCTTGATGGTCTCCTGCTCATCATCCAGCATGGCTTGCAGGGCTTCCTTCTCGCTCTTGCGCATACATCCTCCATCAATACGTCCACTTTTTCCCCACAATGAACTTTTCCAGCCCATACCGCATGGCGTCCATCAGGTGGTTGAAGTCGTCAATGGGGCTATCGAGCATCTTGCCGAACTTGTCCTTGTCCCATGTGTAATTGCTGATTTCCGTCAGGAAGTTTATGCAGCGCGGGTGGATGATGATTTCGAGATTTTGAATCCACTGGATGCCGCTGCGGATGCTGTCCGCGCCTTTCGCCGCGCTGTGCACGCGCAAGCCCATGCCGCGCAGCTCGGCAATGGATTTCGGCTCTGCGCCGTCGGCGGTGATGTTCACCTTGCCGTAGCCCATCGCCGTCACGCGCTTGGCAATCATGTCGTTCGTCAGCCCCCGTTCGTACAGCTCGTCAAAGACGTACAGGCGGCGCGCCGGAATGTCCAGCAATCCGCAGAACAGCGCCGTCGGGTCGTTGGTGAAGCCGAAGTCCAAGCCGAACACGGATTCCAGCTTGCCCGTTCGGCTGATTTCCGCCGGGTCGAACGGGGATTCCCGCCAGTGCTCGTAAATGAGCCCCTCCACAATGCCCCAGTTCCCTAAGCCAGCCACGGCGTAGCGGCGCGGGTTCGTCGCCTTCATCCGCTCAAATAGGCGTAAATCCTGCTTATCCAGCCACTCGTTGCACTGGTAGTTCGTTGTGATGGCGAGGATGTCCGGGTCTTCTACGTCGAAAAAGCGCGCTTTCAGCCAGTGCTTCTGATTCCACGGGTTGAACGTCAGCGTGATTTGCTTGAACAGCGGCGGTGCGCATTCGCCGCGGATGGATTCATCCAGCGTGTTGAAGTCGCTCTCGTTCATGATTTCGTAGGCTTCTTCAATCCACACCCAGCACAGCACGCCGCTCTGCGCGGTGATGGAGGTCAATTTCAATGGATCATCCATGCCGCGAAAGTAGATTTTCTGCCCCGTCGGCTTGTAGGTGATTTCCAGCGGGCTTTCCTTCCAGCTCCAGAACGCCTCCACTTGCAGGCGGTGAATCGCCCAGAGAAGCTGTGTGAAGCAGCTGTCGCGCAAGGTGCGGTACGTTTTGCGGATGACCAGCAGGTTTGCGCCGGGGTACTTCATCATGCGGTAGATGAAATTCAGCGCCGTCGTGGTGCTTTTCTTGCTTGCGCGGCTGCCTTTGCACACGCGGTAGCGCCCTGTGAAGCGCCAGAACGCGCCGTAGCCGCGCCCGACGACATCCGGCAGGTAGATTCGCGGCTGATTAGTCGTCAAGCGCATCCTCTCCCGCCAGAATCACCGGCAGGCTGCCCGACACATCCACCCTGTCCGTGAACAGCCCGTAGCGCTTGCCCAGCAACTCCGCCGCCTTGTTCGCGTCGCACAGCCGTGCAGGAATCTCGACGACCTTCGGTTCTTCCTTCTTCGTTGTGCGCCGGGTGGGCTTGCCGCCGCCCTCGCCGGGGATGACTTCCGTCTTCTCCTCCATGCACGTCACGACGACAAATTCCTTCATCTCCCGGCGCATCACCGCCGTCAGATATTTCAGCACTTCGTCCTGCTTGGCAATCAGCGCATCTTCCTTTTCGTCCATGCGCTTTTTGATGTTTTCAGCAACCTTAGGTTTTGTGAGGTTTTCTGCCGCAATTGTCGCTGCCGTTTTCGGGGAATATCCGGCGCGGATGGCGGCTTGCGTCGCGTTCAGGTCAATCAGGTACTCGTCGCAGAAGCGGCGCTGTTTCTCGGTCAGTCCAGCCAAGTCCACCATCCTTTCTGGAATGCGGAATGAGGAATTGCGCCTCCACACGCGGGGCACAGCGAATTCGGGGCACA